TGAAAAATTCTAGAAGGCTTTGGTCGTGGAAAGCAAAAGACGGAATAGCGCTTTCTGGGGTGGCACAAACAGGGATTAAGTCAGATAGTAAGATTGATATTCTTAACCCGTTAATTTACCTGACCGGTGTTTGTGAGCTGATACCATGCTCACCAAGCGCAAGGGTGAGCATCGATGAAAAATAAATTCATTGATTACTATAACTATGGCTCTGGCTCTGGCTCTGGTTCTGGTTCTGGCTATGGCTTTGGTTCTGGTTCTGGCGATGGTTTTGGTTCTGGCGATGGTTCTGGCGATGGTTCTGGCGATGGCTTTGGTTCTGGCGATGGTTCTGGCGATGGTTCTGGCGATGGCTTTGGCGATGGTTCTGGCGATGGTTCTGGCGATGGATAGCATCACCACCGGCCTACAGCGGTATATCTGTAGGGCATATCAGAGTGGGGATTGAGAGACGCGCCTGCCCAAGGGCGCTCGTCGTGGGACGGTATCAGTCTTCACCCTGATGTGTAGCACAACCATAGTCATTAGCGTGTCTTTTGCGCTATACATCACCCCGGCCCACCACCTAGTGCTTACACGATGTCGGTGGGTGAGCAGTCACAGGGCCGGGACTAATTCAAACAGGGGAATATCATGAATCAAATAGACGCACTGGAAAGAGCAGTAGAGCTAAAGCTATACCGTGCTGATTGTTGTGTTCAGTGCGATAAGTTAATTCCAAGCGAGACACAGATAAGAAGGAAAGGTGCGCAGTTTTGTGATGAATGCGTTATGAAGCTTTCTCTTAGAGAACAAAATAAGCAGGGCTATTGATTACAAGATCGACGTTTGATAGAGTTAGTTCATGTCTGAACCAGAAAGACAAACGCCCTAGTCTGGACAACTAAGGCGCTTGAGGGGAAGGCAGGTGATTAGGACACCTGATAGTACAAAGTTTAATGTAACCCCGCTGTACTGTCAAATAGAGTCATAAAGTGACAATTTTTGTCACATCACCTTTCTAGCAAAAGTCCCGCTACGGGTAATCTACGGTTGCGCAAACGAGTGCAAATGCCTAGCCAAAGGCTTTAAACAGGATTGGCAGAAACTTGCTCATGGATACCACAGGCCCGTCAACGAGAGCAAGTCCCGATTTAAAGGGTTTATCCGATTCTGTTGAATTCGGAGGACGCAATAGAAACTAATCACTCTATTGTGGCTGGCATAGTAAGTCCAGCAACTGAGTACCCAGCCAACTAGATTGGTAGCTGTGATAGGCTTTAAAGGGGAAAGGGCCTACGGTATGTCTAAAATAAGGTGAAAACATGAGCATAGATATAAAAAATTCTTATCTTTACGGCGTTACAGATGAAGCTGCTTTAGAGTTTATAGAATGGCGAAAGTCGATTAAGAAACCTTTGACGCAAAGAGCGTTTGAACGTGCTTTAAAGGTTGCGGTTCGATGTGCTGATTTAGGATTGACACCAGACAAAGCATTAGAGCTTGTAATTGATAAAGGATGGCAGGGCGTTACATACGAGTACATAAAAGCAGAGTTAGAGCGAAGAGGTGAGGCTGGCAATAGGCAGATGATGATTGTCAAACCTCAAGATGAAAACTTTATTGAGCGCGTCACCAATCGAGATTGGGCGCACTGAGGTAATTATGGCAGCTCCAACAGGCATAAAACACGGAAAAGCAAAAATAAGTTTTAGTACCGTTAAAGAGATTAGGCACAAGTACCACAGATACGGGGCAAGACCATCAATTCTAGCAAAAGAGTATGGGGTTAGCGTAAATACAATTTGGGATTGGGTGCAGTATAAAACGAGGATTAGCGGGTGAATTATTCAGAGTTTATAAAAAGGAAATCATTTTCTGCAACTCCAACAGGCTTCGACGCCGACCTAAAAGAGTATCCACTATTCGACTACCAGCACGACATATGCCGATGGGCATTGATGCGCGGAAGGTCTGCGATATTTGCTGAAACTGGGCTTGGCAAGACTTTGATGCAATTGGCATGGGCCGATCAGGTTGCGCGAAAAACAGGGCTCCCGGTCATCATTCTGGCCCCACTTGCTGTTTCAGATCAAACCATTGCCGAGGGAAAAAGGTTCGGTATTCACGTTGATAAATACACTTTCACGGATGTTTTTGGGCCGCACATTTACATCACCAATTATGAGCAGCTTCACAACGTGGACGCCGCTCAGTTCTCCGGGGTTGTTTTGGACGAGTCCTCTATCCTAAAGGGTATGAACGGCAAGATCAGGCAGCAATGTACTGATATGTTTGCAATGACACCTTACCGGCTTTCCTGTACAGCAACGCCATCACCGAATGATTTTATGGAGCTTGGGACGCAATCTGAATTTTTAGGAATTATGTCGCAGGTTGAAATGCTTGCTATGTTCTTTATTCATGACGGCAGTGACACAAGCAAGTGGAGATTGAAAGGACACGGCAAGCGTAAGTTCTTCGAGTGGCTGGCAACTTGGGCGGTATTTATCAGCAAGCCATCAGACCTTGGCTATGATGACTCGGCGCACGAATTGCCGCCGCTGGTTTTTCACGAGCACGTTATTGAGTCAGGCATTACAGATGGCCTTTTTGCCCCAATAGCTATGGGATTGCTTGATAGGAATTCGGCGCGAAGGGATACGGTAGATGCAAGGGTTGCAGAGGCGGCAATGATCGCAAACGGTATTGATGGGCAGTGTTTGATATGGTGCCATCTTAATGACGAGTCGCAAGCACTCGCGAAGTTGATTCATGAAGCAGTGGAGGTAACCGGGTCAGATGATCACGATGTAAAGTCTTCTCGGTTGCTTGGATTCTCTACTGGGGAAGTCAAAAAGATTGTTAGCAAACCAAAAATAGCAGGGTTTGGCATGAACTGGCAGAACTGCAATAGCATGGTATTTGTGGGGCTTTCGGATTCATGGGAGCAGTTCTATCAGGCCGTGAGAAGGTGTTGGAGATACGGCCAGAAAAAGCCTGTTCATGTGCATATTGTAAGTGCCGATATTGAGGGCGGAGTGCTGGCTAATATCAAGCGCAAGGAGCAACAGCACAAGAAACTGAAAGCTGAAATGATTGAGGTTATGCGAGATAAGACGCTCGCGCAGTTGGGCAAGTCTTCGCAGGAAAAAGCAATTTACAATAACGATCAGAAAATGGGGGTTCCGTCATGGGTAGCGTAATAGATCAGGTTTTGACAGAAGAATACGCGATATACAACGGCGATTGCGTCGAGGTTGTGTCAGGCTTGCCGGATGAATCGGTAGGCTTTTCAGTGTTCAGCCCGCCATTTGCTTCGCTCTACACGTATTCAAACAGCGACCGGGACATGGGTAATGTGAAGGATGATGTCGAGTTCTTTCGACACTTTACGTTCCTTGTCGCAGAGCTTTTCCGTGTCATGAAGTCTGGCAGACTTGTTGCGTTTCACTGCATGAATTTACCAACTTCAAAAGTGCGTGACGGATACATCGGGATCAAAGACTTTCGCGGAGATCTGATTCGGGAGTTTCAGAAACACGGATTCATTTTCCATTCCGAGGTTTGCATCTGGAAAGACCCTGTACTCGCCATGCAAAGAACCAAGGCGCTAGGGCTTCTTCACAAGCAGGTCAAGAAGGATTCCGCAATGAGCAGGCAGGGAATACCTGATTACTTGGTAGTCATGAGAAAGCCCGGAGAGAACGACACTCCGGTATCCGGGGAATTCACGCACTACGCTGGAGATCAATCACTCAATAACTTTGTCGAACGTAAATACAATGACGGAAGAACAGTACAGGTTCGCGGCGAGAACGGAACCAGCGTTGACGTTTGGCAGCATTACGCCAGCCCGGTATGGTTTGACATCAACCAGACAAACACGCTGCAATTTCAGGCCGCAAGAGACTCCGACGACGAGCGCCACATCTGCCCATTACAGCTTGACGTGATCGAGCGGGCGTTGCAGTTGTGGAGTGTTCCTGGTGACGTTGTTCTGTCGCCATTCATGGGCATAGGGTCTGAGACTTACACTGCCGTGAAGATGGGCAGAAAAGCAATTGGCGCCGAGTTAAAGCCATCCTATTTCGCACTGGCAAAGCGCAACATGGAGCAGGCTTCTAAGACTCAATATAATCTATTTGAGGCGTAAATCATGCAATCACAAAATGAACTGATATTGAAATACTTACAAACTGGCCGCTCTATTACACCTCTTGAGGCTTTGAGGCTGTTCGGTTCGTTCCGATTAGGAGCAAGAATTTTTGACCTAAAATCACAAGGCCATGATATACATTGCCGCATGGTATCTAACGGTGAAAAGCGTTTCGCTAGTTACTCGATGTCAACCGACAAGGCATCACTAAGCGCAAGGGTGGGATTGTGAAACACTTTTTAATCTACGCAATATCAGAGAAGTACGAACATCTAAAGCACTGTCCTGAATCAGAAGTTGAGCAAGTGAGAAAAGATATAGCCCGCTTGTGGCGCAGGTTGAGGAAGTGCAAATGAGCACAGTCCAGTTAATCAAGTCGCCGGGAGGTCTATTGCGCCCAGCTAATAAAACCGATGCTGAAA